ACGTCATTAATTTTGCAAAAAGCAGTCGCAGCCTCTTGACTGATTTTCCGGCGCGATTTCATGTTGCGGATCGTGCTGTAATTAATATCGGTAACCTCTGATAGCCAAGTGGCTCGGAATTTTTCAAAGAAAGAATCTGTGACAGCATTAATTTTCTTTGCCATTTGCTTGTTTGGCTTTGTGTGCACGTTTGCGCGGATTAATATCCTGCCTCTTTGTATTTTTTGGTTCATGTTATAGCCTTTTTTTGTGGGTTCACTGGGCATGATGATACTTTTGCGGCAAATATGCAACCTTGAGTATAAATAAAAAGCCACTTAGGGCGGCCAGTCCGCAACATCACAATAAACTTGTCGCTATCGAATAGAAACGCCAGTCAACACAATTATTGACCAAGCCTAACTACCGTTGCCTTTCCAAGCTGGAGCGGGAAACTATAAAAACCCGTACTGCTGTTGCTGCCAATGTTGTAACGCCACTTAGGGGCAATTGCGCGCCTGCTTTCAGGGGTCTAGTTCTGTTCCGATACTGCTAATGCAATACCGCGCTCAATCTGCGATTTATTAACTTCATTCGCTTGGCCGTTATCAAAAATCTCGCCATCAATCACAACAATATCGGCTGGCTGCTCCTGCTGAATAACTGGCTCAACAGATGGCTTATTCTCACCACAAACTACAAATACCTTAATCGATGCCGGAATCTGCTCAATTGCCGCATCACTAGCATAGCCCTCGTTAATCACCAGCACGTTTTTATGGTACTGCATAGCAATCGCCGCGCTGATAATATCAATTGCTTTGTGACGCTCTACGCCTGTTATTCCAGCTAGGCAAATTTTGTGGATTTCTCTGTTCATTTTTTTTGGTTCCTTTGGTTGTGCGCGGGTTGCGCAGATTATTATCTAAGATTGCTTGCAATATTCACAAAAGCCAATTGCAGTTGAATAAAAAGACGGCGAAAAGCAAACCCAATAAAGCAATGCAATCACCGGAGTTATTAAAAATACTGATGCTAGTTTTTCAAATATGGTTTTCATGGTTTTTCCTGTTATTAATTAAGTATTAAAACAATTCAATTTGCTTCTCATCCTCATCAACTGATTTTTTGATAACAACCTTTCGATCAGAATAGCCTTTTTCTCTAGCGCACTCTGGGCCGTAAGGCTTGCCATTGATATAGTAAGCCTTACGGAGCTTTTTATTGCATTTGGTGCAGCGCATTAGAATAACTGGTATTGAATTTTTTCTGCCATTTCAATATTGCGTACTGCCAAATCAAAATAACTTGGCTTTAGTTCCGCGCCGATTGCTTTGCGCCCCATCTTTAATGCCATGTAAACTTCACTGCCAATGCCCATGAAAGGAGTCCACACCGTATCGCCTTCAATGCTCCATAACTGCAAGCATCGCTCAATAACATCTAATTGCAATGGGCAGATATGGCGCTCGTCATCACTATCACGGCCCTCGCGAAAGTTTAGTGTGTCAGTCTGATTAATATCATCCCAGATTGGGCTAGCATATTTCTGCCACACATCAACGCTGGTATTCGATTCACTCGGCATCCAAAAATGCGACCCGTCATCACGTTCGTTTTTAATGAATCCTACTGGCGGTTGATCGCCTACATAATATTTAAACTCGCCTGCAACTGGTTTTGCATTAACCCCGGGCTTACGCATTGTGACGATGTAATCAGGAATACCCATACGAGACATTGCAGAATCTTTTTTAATCGTCTTGTGCAGCAAGCCAAGTGCCTTTGTGCGTGTCATTGCTACTACAGGGCATTTCCAAATACAAACTTCTGAGTGATAAATAAATCCAGCTTTTTGATACTCGCGGATAATATCGCCGCGAAAATCTTTAATGCCAATAAACCCATCGTTTTGCTTGCTGCTTGGTAAGTTCATGCAGTGAATAGCAATGTTGCGACCTGGCTTCATAACGCGGAATTGTTCAGCAATTAAATAGCGGTATTGCTCCCAAAATTCAGCATCATTTTTCACGTTACCCATATCGCGATCTGAGTTTGAATAGGTATAAAGCGAACTAAATGGCGGACTAAATACCGAGAAGCCAACTGACTCACTTGGTAATGCGCGGGCCACTTCAATGGTATCAGCATTATAGATCGCGTAGTTATCTGTAATTTTTTGGTTTAGTACGTTCATGTTTTATCCTAAAAATGATGGCAAACTAATCGCCGTAGTTGGTTTATATTCCGCTTTTTCAACTGTGCTTTTTTTAATGTTAGCGCGCACCAAGTCGCCCATAATCAATTGCATTTCTGCGCGCATTTGTTCGTCTTGTTCACGTTTTCGCTTAATATTTGACAGCACAGCGCCTTCTCGATCAGAAATAACAACATGCACGAATACTTCTTTGTCTTGTCCGAAACGATAGCAACGGCGAACTGCTTGATAGAATGTCTCCCATGAGTCAGATAGCCCTAAGAAAAGCATCTTATTGCAGTGCTGCCAGTTGAGACCAAAGCCTGCGATCTTTGGCTTGGTGGATATTTTAGATATGTCGCCGTCACTAAAACCGATAAGCACTTGTTCTTTTTTATCGTGATCCATTGATCCGGTTACTTCGTGGCATCCATCAACCAAATTTGTAATTAACTGCGACTCGTCATTAAGATTGCACCATGCAATACCACAATCCCAATCACGCATAATTTCAGCCGCTTTTTCTGCGCGTAAATCTACAGAATCACGGCGCGCCTTGTTGCGTTCTTGCAAACCTTGGGCTATATCAATAAACAGCCCGTTAGTGGCATCTGTTTCGATTACGTGCTCGATAATATGGAGCTTAGGCAAATCATACCCTGCATCCTCATAACCTAAATCAGCAGGCGTGCGAATTACGATTGCCCATGTAGCCAGCCACTCCCAAAACTTCTTACGCGCATGGCCTTTTAATCGCCATTTGCTAGTATCGCTGCCATCATGAATAAAGAACGTAGCCAGCATTTCAGTTTGCGACATAATGCCAAGGAATTCTGACTGCGTTCCTAATTCCATAAAATCATTAGGGCTTGGTGTTGCTGTACAGCTCAATCGATACGGAATTGATACTGCAAAGTCAGTGATGTATTTTCGCAACTTACCATTCATGCCTTTTAAAATACTTGATTCATCCAAAACAATGCCGCTGTAATTTGCTGGATCAAAATTTTTAAGCATTTCATAGTTGGTAACGTGGATCATTTCTTCGCACGATTCCATATAACGCATATAGCGCGATTTAATACCGAACTTAATGCCTTCACGTACGGTTTGCTGAGCCACACACAAAGGAGCCAATATCAGCACAGGCTTTTTTGTGTATTGCATTACTCTATGCGCCCAAGATAGCTGCATCAACGTCTTGCCAAGCCCAGTATCGGCAAACAAAGCGCTACGGCCACGGCGACAAGCATACTCAACACAATCTCGCTGAAACGGCTTTATAGCTTCTGGCAGCCACATTCCTTCGCCATCAAATCCAGCATCTACAGAGACAAATTCTTTTCTTAGAAGAAAATCTTCATATTTCATCGTTGTTTTTCCATTATTAAAAACTGCATTGCTAAAAGTGTTTCTCGCTTTATTTCAGCGCGGCCACATACTCGCTCAGTTAATGCCCTTGTACTAATTCCAAGCTCAATAGCCAGCGACTTATCAAGTATCCCTATCTGCTTACGTAGTCCGATAAACGTTAGCCAGTAGTTTTCCTTATCTGTGAATGTGCTTAGTTGCTGCATGGCAAAACCAATAATATACATTTGCGGCAATTTTGCAACTTATATTTTAAACTTAATTCACGATCCTGCCGCGCGCAATAAGCGCACGGCTGGAGTATGTTTGGGGTGCAGGTGCATTTCATTGAATGATCTCCGGCTTAATAACAAGCCTTTTGGTGTTTTTTAGCTCGCCACTAAAAAAACTATCTGCGAATTCATGCCCATTGAGTCCACGCAACATAGCCACACCCAAAACCACAAATGTTTTGGCTAGCTCGCTTATCTCTTCCTTTGTGTCGCATAGCTGTATTGCTTGCTCAAATATCTGCAGCGGGGTTGCGTTCTTTTTCATAATCAATCTCTCAGCTTAGGGTTAATAAAAATAATGTCGTTAGCTTCATCGTAAACAATGAAACCAGCATCTTGTAGGTCAGGCATCAAAGCGCGAATGTATTTCCGGTGGCCTCGTACAGTGGAAAATGGTGCGGTATTTCTAAGGCTGTCCGCAAAGGCTGGATATTTAACCTGCGACCGTGGCTTTTTGGTGTCGTTGATTATTGCCCGTAGGCGCTTTTCGGCTACTCTCATCTCAAGCGTCTTTCCTGCTACCCCTTCACCCTCGGCAACACTGACAAACGACTTGATCAGATGCACGTAAATATTTGCAGCAGCCGATACTTCTAGCACACCAATCTCATGCAACTTGGTGCCTTTGCGCGACCATTCTTTGGCTATGTGAAGCGTCGAGGCTATTTTGCAGATCTGCGCCTCAGCTTTACCGATAATCCCGCGCATAAGCTCATTGGCATATTTGCCACCATCTGCCATGTGTTTTTGAAGCCCTTCGATAATTGTTATCAAAAACTCAAGCGCCTCATCGCTGAAATGCACAATCACATCAAATTGCTGATTGACTATCGCGGCCACCATATCGATATAGGTTTTCTCGACGTCTTCTGGAATAGCTACAAATTGGCGGTGATTTTTCTCGTGGATGATATTTGGCTCGCTGATAATGAGAAAACGCTCGCATATCCCGCGTGAACCTGCGCCATCGCGCCCAGCACTTAAAACTTTAGTGACTGTTGATTCTTGGGCCAATACTGCAACCGATCCGATAACTGTCCCCCTATATCCATTACGGCCCACGCGCAAAGTCAGCTGGTCACCACCATCAAACCCCTTAAGCACAAACCCCAGATTGGCCTCGCCCTTGTTGTAAAGCCCAAACACCACACTGACAGCCTCGGCCTCATCCGATACGATAGAAAAGCGCCCATGCTGCTTGGCGGCACATTCTTCAATACCCTCGGCGGTGCCATCCGTGATCCCCCAGGTATACTCACTAAGCGTTAATAATGTTTTTCGCTTGTCGATTATCTTTTCAGCGATATCGCGGCGCTCACCCGCCACTTTGCATTTTTCAAATTCTTTTTCGAGGCGCTTTATCTCATCGTCAAGAATCATTCGCAGCGGTTCGTTTTTCTCGTTGTCAGCGTCAACATAGTGTTTTATTGGATCAACAAAATGCTTGTTGGTTGGTGATTTCCCGGTTGACGGTGGCTGGGCACCAAGCGTGTATAACCCGCAGTGCTTTGGAGATCCAAATCGGCTCTTATATGTGAATCGACGGATAGTGATTGATGAAACCACACCTATGATATGCAGAAATGTAGTGTTTAGTGGAAACTGAACGGATTTAGCAACGGCTCTTGACATATCGACAATTGGGCTATTGTATTTGCCTATTAGGTCAAATTTTCCATTCTGCACATCATCATTAAGGTCATCCGGCTCCTTCCACCAACGCTTGTCGTTTAGCGATAATCCATAGCGAAATGCACAAACCGCCAATAATTCACCCGTCACCATGTGAGCATCTATTGCCTTTTGCTCAATTTCAGCTTGTGGCGCAGGCGGTGCAACTGATAGCAGCAGTTGGTCTATCTCGTCCGCGTACGGCATATCATTCTCATCCGCTCGGTATAGGTCTAAGCTTTTGTCTGAATTACTTGCATTCATTGGGCTAAAATCTCGGTTATTTTTTTAATCCTATCAGCGGCTTTGCGTGCGCGCTGCATGTCTTCTGCGCTTGGTTGCGTGCCAGAGTCTATTGAGGCCTTGGTGAACTTGAGTAGGTAATTCTCATCAGCCAAAACCTTCTCGAGCTTCCTGCGCCTTTCAGCGGGTATAGATGATCGCCTTGTCTGGGTTTCGCTTGTCCATTTGGCCATGCCTGCCGATTGAGCCAGCTTTTCAACTACAGCAGGGAATTCGCCACCATCATAAGCAAGCACAAACCCCAACGCGTGACCGCTGGAGCCGCACCCAAAACAGTAATAAAACTGCTTATCCTCATTAACTGAAAACGAGGGCGATTTTTCGTCATGGAATGGGCAAAGCGCGCTGTAATTTTTTCCAGACTTTTTAAGCTTAACGCGCGAATCTATGACTGAGACAATATCAAGGCGACTGATTAATTCATCAATATAGGCTTGCGGGATCATCACAAAACCTCTTTAACAGGGCGCGCTCCGATGATCTTTTTCTGTGTTTGCTGGCATGTTCGAGTGTAAAAATTCCACCCCGGGAATGCCAATTTAAGGTTTGAAATACGAACCAGTACAGATTCATCGCTAACGATTTCGCCATTTCTGCTTCTTATTTCTGGTATTTGAAGCTCCTTTTCTGCGCATGCTACGACATCGTTCATAAGGTTTTTAACTTGCTCGATTGCGGTTTTGTTTATCAATTCTTATTCCTCTTGGGTTTATTGATAGCGAAAAGGTTAATTTATTATTAATAATACCGCAAGCAATTATTAATAATAATTTATTTTCTTTACTGCTTTAAATGATAACGATTAACAAGCGTAAGTTAGTGAACGCTAGCATATGAGTAAAATTTAACCAATCATAATAAGTAACCGGTTACATATTTTAGAGAGAAAAGAAAGAATTAAGTACAATATTGTATATATATTGTATTAATAGATAATACTATATCCTATTGATTTCATTAGTATTTTTACCTGATTGTACTGATTGTACTTACCCATCGTGTTTTCCCAAATTTTACATTTTTTTAGTGTTTTTTTATTTTGTCACGGATGGCCACCACAAAATGTGCAATTTTCACTTTTTAGACGATGCAAGTACAATCAGTACAATAATTACATAAACTTTATATTTATCAATAACTTACAGGTGCTATTTTGGCCTTTTTGCAAGTGCAATCGAAGTACAAGATTGTACTAAATTCGATATTTTTTGGCGTTTTTTGTGTGTTTATGCGCCAGTTTGCCAAAATCACTAAACAAAGCTACAATTAGCAACAATGTTTTGCTAATTTCAGAGGTATACCATGGCAATTATCACGGCCACCAAAGGCATCAAAACTGCGTTTTCAGGCGGTTCAGATGAAATCGTGTGTGTATTCTCGCCAGCCGCAAGAAATGGCGTGCAGATCGAGTCAGAAGGGTTCACGCTGAACATTGCAACAATCGAGGTTAAGGGTAGTAGCATGGGCGATGCTGATGAGGTTACCGTAGCAAACGCAATTCATGTGGCAACGATTAACGGCGCCAATGGTAAGTCCATCATTGGCGAGGTAAGAATTAAAAGCGTTGCTAGTGGAACCTACTTCGTAACGTTCACGGATATTTAATTTTAGCTAGTCAACAGGTGACGGCATGAGGTTTTGTAATGGCAGCACCCACTGGTAACCAGTTCTGGAAGGCACGATCAAAGCACGGGCGAGATAAACTATTCGCATCCGCTGAGATTCTTTGGGAGTCGTGCTGCGAGTATTTCCAGTGGGTTGAAGATAACCCGCTTTGGGAGAACAAAGTCGCCCAGTTTCAAGGTTCAGTTGTTGATATGCCAGCCGCGAAGATGCGTGCAATGACAATCGGCGGGCTTTGCATCTTCCTTGATGTTGATCGTTCAACATGGACTGAGTGGAAAACAAGTGAAGATTTTTCCGCAGTCGTCAAGAAAGCAGAGGAAGTAATCTACGAACAGAAGTTCACAGGTGCCGCTGCAGACCTCTTAAACTCAAGTATCATTGCCAGGGAGCTTGGGCTATCTGATAAGTCGGACATTGCCCACACAAGCCCAGACGGGTCAATGAGTCCTAAGGGCGTTGATGCAGCATTGGTATCGGCGCTGGTCAACAAGCTAACTGACTAATGGCCATTGCGCCCATCGAATGGGAGGCATTAAGCCATGGCGAGCGATTGGCACTCGCTGCTGCTGGCGAGTCATCACCATTGGCATTCACTGCGCTTTGGTTCAACATCACGCAAGGCGATAGTTTCCGCACCAACTGGCATCATCATTATTTCAATTGGGCAGCTGAGCAAATGCTGTCTGGCAAAAAAAAGGCTATTTGCGTTAATACGCCACCCGGTTCAACTAAGACAGAATTTTGGTCTATCCATCTTCCATGCTACACATTTGCGGCCTATAACCGCGTCAGAATACTCAATGCAAGCTATTCAAAATCGCTATCAGACGAAAACAGTGACCGTGCGAGATCGCTTGTCAAGTCTGCCGAATTTTCGCAGTTTTACCCGCTCACAATTGGCAAAGATAAAGTTGACGACTGGACTCTTGAGCAAAATGGAAAGAGAAAGCACCAGCTATTTAGCCGCTCAAGTGGCGGGCAGATTACGGGTGTTCGCGGTGGATACATGGGCGATGGCTATACCGGGCACGTCCAAGCTGATGACTGGGATAAGCCGGACGACATGTTCAGCGAAACAAAGCGCAAGAAGTCTCACCAGCGCCTAGTAAACACATTGCGCAGTCGCCGCGCGCACAGTGGTACCCCATTCATATCTATTCAGCAGCGATTGCACAGCGATGACACGACAGGTTTTTTATTGTCCGGCGGCATGGGTATTGAGATTGACCTGCATATAAAAATACCCGCGCTAATCGATCAAGATTATATCGACACCCTGCCTGATGGCATTCGCGAGCGATGCATCCGCGATGTGTGCAAATCAAAATGCATTGACGGTAAGTGGTCATACTGGCCAGAAAAAGAAAGCATTGACGATTTGATGTCATTGCAAAAAGCAAGCCCGTACACATTCGCAAGTCAGTCTATGCAAAACCCAAGCGACCTAACTGGGGGAATATTCAGCGGCAATGATTTTGTTTTCTATGGCGATATTGACGATGGCGCAGACCTGCCCGATCCTGGGGGCTATGATTATCGTTTTATAACCGTTGACACTGCACAGAAAACCAACGAGTGGAATGACTGGACTGTTTTCGCTGAATGGGGTTACCGTGGCGGGCGAATTTATCGCCTAAACTATCAGCGCGACCGAATGGATGCTAAAAAGCTGCGTGAAGATTTTGAGTCATTTGTCAAAACAGCATGGGCAAAGAATGGCGGCCTTGATGGTAATATCAGGTCAGTGATGGTCGAGGATAAGTCAAGCGGCACCGGGTTAATCCAAGAAGTTAAAGGCCGTTTGCCAATACCTGTAACCCCACTACCGCGTACACGCGACAAATTCACACGGGCAATGGATGTGCAGGCATTCCATGGTGCGAAAAAGGTGTGCTTGCCCTATGGTGACCGACACAACTATGAAATGGTTAGCGAGGTTTCAAGTTTCACCCACAACGACCAGCACGATTTTGACGACCAGACAGACGTAATGATTGATGCGCTCGAATATGTGTTTATTAAATCTGCAACTGGTTATGATATTATGAGCGCAGTTTAACCAATTTAGGTATGAGATATGGCCGCCAAGAAAAAGCCCACTAACAATATTGTAACCGCTGATACCCTAACCAATTTAGTCAGTGGCATGGCTGTTGTTGGGCAAGATAAAGCCGCTAGCAATCGATACTCGTTAACGCTGATTGATCGCCAAGAGCTGGAAAACGCATATCGTAGCGATTGGGTTGCTGGCAAGGCCGTTGACATCCCGGCGGACGACTCAACCAGCGAGTGGCGCACGTGGAGCGCAACCGCTGAGCAAATAAGCGCGATTGAGTGGCTAGAGCAACAATTTTGCGTTCAGGAAAAGCTAAACTCGGCACTGAAAAAAGCCCGCCTATATGGTGGTGGTGCGATTGTCATTGGTGTGCGAGGGCAAGAGGATGCCAGTCAGCCGCTTGATATTGAGCGTGTCGGTCAGGGCGATCTCATGTATTTGCACGATGTTTCACGCCACGAATTAACAGCGGGCGAAATTGAGCTTGATGTTGCTAGCGAATACTTTGGGCAGCCAAAATGGTATCAGCTTTCTGGCTCATCTACGGTCGTCACCATTCACCCGTCACGTGTCGTGCATTTGAATGGCCGCGATTTACCGTCGCGCCAAGCCGCTGGGTACGATGGATGGGGAGACTCAATCATCCAGCGCATTGACGATGCGATAAAGCATTGCGCGATCCCGCAGCAGCAAATAGCCACGCTGATGATGGAGTCTAATGTCGATATCATTAAAATCCCTAACTTTATGGCCAACGTTGGCACTAAAGAATACCGTGAAAAGCTGATAACGCGCTGGCACCTTGCTGCGGTTGCGAAGTCTGTTAACCGTGCGCTAATGCTCGATAAGGAAGAAGAGTGGACAAAGCTAAGCCCCAACTTTAGCGGTCTTAAAGATCTGGCCATGATGTACATGGAGATTGCATCCGGCGCGGCTGACGTCCCCGCTACAAGAATGCTTGGCAAGTCCCCAGATGGCCTAAATGCCACAGGTCAAAGCGACCTGGAAAACTATTACAAATCAATTTCTGCAATTCAGAAAAACCGCATCTCGCCGCGCATGCGAAAGCTTGATGAAATTATTATTCGCAGCGCATTGGGTGCTCGCCCAGCAGAGATTTTCTACACATGGGCACCGCTTTGGTCGATGAGCGAAACACAAAAAACAGATAATTTTTTGAAGAAAACGCAGGGCATTGTGAATCTAGTTAACACTGGTCTATTTAGCAGTGAGCAGCTATCGGTTGCCGCGATCAACATGCTTGCTGAGGATGGCACAATGCCAGGTATCGAGCAGGATCAAATTGGCGAGATTGATGAGACCGACCCAGAGGCTAAGGATCAATTCAATGCTTAAAAATAGCTGCCCATGCTGCGATAGCCGCCTGATTCTTGACGCTCGTTTTGATCCAACTGGCACGACAACCACGCGCGTCAAGTTTGAGCAGAATCTAGTTGCTCGGTTTAACCGGTTGAAATCGCTGATTAACCAGTCAATAAATCAGAATGACGTCTTTGCGCTTAAAGCATTGCGCGCTGGTGACTCTGCATCTGCGCCCGCTATCATGATGGATGCCGAAGCTTTGCCGGCCAGGGCCTTTACGTTTGACCGCCCAGCAGAAAAAGTTCAGAAGTTTATGGACTGGCTAACCCAAGCACAAAACGGTGGAATTTTAGAGGTTCAAGGCGGAGCTGGTGCGGCTGGTGCTGCGCAATCGGCTTGGATGAATACGTACATCGATACGGCATACACAAAAGGCATTCGTGATGCGGTTGGAAAGATGCGCAAGGCTGGTGCCAATGTATCTAGCCAGTGGGTCGAGCAATCATTTTTTAGGCCTGTGCATGCGGAACGTTTAGGTTTGATCTATACTCGTGCCTACAATGATCTTGACGGCATAACCAAAACCATGGATCAGCAGATAAGCAGAATCTTGGCTCAGGGTATTGGTGAGGGTAGAAGCCCAAGAGAACTGGCCGCGCAAATCAATGAGCGAGTTGACAAGATAGGCATTACCCGGGCGCGCGTACTCGCAAGAACCGAGATCATAAGCGCCCATGCTGAGGCGTCCATTAACGCCTATGAAGAGGCTGGACTTGAAGGCCTTGAGGTGGATGTCGAGTTTTCTAC